TACATGTTGTGCATTTGCGGTGCGCTTTGGGCTAACTGCAATTGAGTCTGCGCCAATGTAATACGCTGTGCGGCAGAGAAGATATTAGGATCTGCCATAGGCAGAACCGCAACCATATCGTCAAAGTCTTTCTGTTTGATGGTGCGAGAAGCACCTGGAACATCGTATGGGTATTCATCAGGCAAAAATTGACCAAAACCTTCTGCCAGCATCTCAAATTCTTGGGTCTGAGCGTAGTAAAGGCGCTTGTGTATGGCTGACATCACCATTGAACCACGCTCTAGCAACGCAATTGTAGTGCCTACTGCCGCCTGCTGGTTTGCATCGCCGACCTGCATGTCTGCAATGCTGGCAAGACGCCTACCGGCTTCAACAGTAAAGCCTAATAACGTAAATAGGGTCTGAGATGGCTCTTTGTAGGGTAATGGAAGCAGAGAACTAGCCAATTCTGCACCACCGGCATCAATATCGCGCCATTCACCTGGTTGAATTGGGTTATCGTCATCTGCAATACGCGCACCCTTAGCTTTAAAGCCCGCAGGGAGGTTTGATAGCGTTCCTGCATCCAATAATTGGCGCAATGCCATGGTTGCAGTCTTGGAAAGGCCTCCAATCAAGTGAACAAAGCCTAAACCGTAAGCTCCTGGGCCTTCTACAAGCACATAATGAACAAAATACTCTCTTCTCGCCTTATATTCGTCGTTTTCAAGCCAGTTTCGGCGAACACCAACGACTTGACCGCTGTTTTCATCAATCGTAACAACGTAAGGGAGCTTAATTCCGGTCTCATTGCCGTCTTCGTCAACGTCTTCAAAGCCTGGAATGTCCAAATCAACCTGAAATTCTAATAAAAAAACCTCTTCAGGCTCTCCAGTGGACTCGATACCTGTGACGCGATCAATAGAATAACGAATATTGTCTTTTGTAGACGATGAAGACTCGGGATCAACCACCACATCGAGGTATTCGCCAGCTACAACGCGCTTTCTAAACTCATTTTGATCCATCGAGATGCGATGCGTAATGCGCGGACACTGAGAAATAACGCTTGAGCCGTTATACGGGATGTATAAGTCGTCTGGAAGGACTAATCTTGAAACCATTCGACCCAACTGCTCGTCGTAATACACCTTTTTAAAGGTCGAACCACCGTATCCAGTGTAAAAAAGTAGCTGGTCAAACTCTGGTGTGTATTCTTTCATCACCGTAGTTATTTGATAGTTCATAAAGTCCTGCACGCGAGACGCCTGCTGAACCTTGTCCAGGGTTTCTTTCCCTAAAGTTTGTGTTCGAACAGGTCCACCAGCAGGCATTAACTCTTTAAACGCCTGGGACTGGAACTGAACAATGGCTTCGGTGAGCATTGGATGAACCGCGCCTGCGGCACCACGGAAAGGACGACTTCTTTCTTCAATCTTGAGTCCTAAAAGCTCAAGTCCCTTGGCGTACATCTCTTCCCAGTCTTCCCTGGAAGAGCTGTCAGCCTCGAACAAGGCCAATAGGTCTATAGAAATATGAGACAGGTCGGTTGGATCAAGGATCTCGGCTAGATTACTGTAGAAATCTACATCGTTATCTTCGGCAACCTCAACAGTTGCACTACCGTCTTCTTCCAACACCACTTCAATGTCAGGGGCGTCGTCTGAAATTGCAATTACCTCAGTGTCAGGAGCAAGGTTTATGACTTTATCAACTGGCATGATAATATTCTCTATCTGTTCTAAGGCCATTATACATGGCATTTCTTATATATCTAATGCTATAATACCCACGATTCAGAAAGGAGACTAAAACATGAGAATCATGGAATACATATCTTGGGACAAACGTCCCGCTGTTATCTGCGCTATCGAAGCACCTACCCACCCAGAAGGCGAGTACGTCGAAGCATACTTTATATCTTCTCGTTCGCCCACCTGGAAAAAAGCTATCCCAGTTCAATTTGTAGATATTCTACGAGAAGGCGAAGTAATAGAACAGGCAGAGTTCGAGGAAATGTTCGGTGTCATAGGCGATACGCTCCCGGAACTTCCGGTTTAAATATATCGCCTGTCATTGTACACCCTCTCAACATTACCGCCACGTTTGAAGTATTTGGGCGGAGGGCCCGGATCAATCAAATGCTCTG